CGCAATAACGCCATTCTTTTGAGTGGTTAAAATATCGTCTAAACTAGCCATAATCAGAATTTCCCGTCTATTTGGTAACGGTATTTAACCGCCCCAAGCCGCCAGAAAGTTCCCGTATCAGTAGATGATAAGGAAAATGACATATAACGCGCCCTAATTCGGCAAGAAATGTACTCTGTTGATTGCGTCATCGGGAACGTAATTGAACTCACTGTTCCAGATGGTGAGCCAGAATAATAGCTAGTGGATGGTGATGTAGCCGTATCTGTAGCGTAGTTAGTGTAATTAATGGTCAAATACACAGTAGCGTTAGTGTTACCGCTATACGTACCCCATTTCATATCAGGCCAAATTTGATCCACAAAAACCAAATTATCAGCCTCATTTAATTGGAAATAACCCGTGCTAAACGAGGACTGCATACCCGTTGTTTGACCATTATATACAGCATCATTGCCCATTTCATGCTGGTATAACCATGTATCAGAACCTGCTCCAATAGGGGAGCCAAGCACTGATTGATCAATCCATGCCGTGCGGCCAAGAGTTCCATAATCCCACTGCTGGAGAACATAGTTGTACTTCACATAAGAATCATTTTCAGTGGCATTTGCGGATGGGTAATACCAAGTTATTTCATTAAATTGAGAATTTACACCACAGCATACTTTGTAAAAATATGAAGTATTAATATTTTGAAAAACAACATCCCAAATTGGGCATGGAATGGTCTGTGGGCCAGAACCAATGCTCATAAAGAATTGTTTCTGCGACATCCAGTAAACAGCGCCATTTAACTGACCTACACAGTGACGGCTTACTGCACCACAATTAGAACCAATTTTGTTGAACCCATAAACCAAGGGTGTTCCAACGTATTGCATGGCCCATAAATCTAAGTCAGTCCAAAGCAATCCTTGTTGTGGCCCTTGAATACCAGCAACAATCCTAGACCCCGTTGGAATACGGTAGGAACCCGCCTGATTGATTACAGTGGCATTCCATGAAGTGTAATCTCCAACATCACACCAGCGCACTAACATAGGATCGGCTTGAAGCGTGAACGAAGAACCGTAAGCCACAATTTGACGCTGAGGCATGGCAACAAAAATGCCAGAATTAACCAATGGACTATTGCCGCCAACAATTTGGGCTTGTTGCAATTGACCACTAGGATTCCAAGAATAAATTGGCCCTCCTGCTGGGCAGGCAACTAAAACTTGTCCAAAATTATCTAATGTCCAATCCGTTGCCGTAATTGGAGTTCCAGAACCTTGCGCTTGAGCCGAACCAACACCAAATCCGCCAACACCAAAACCACCAACGCCAAATCCGGTTCTGGTCTGTTGTGGGCCTAAAGAAATGTACCAGTAAGTATCAATTTTCCCATCATTAATTGGCGTTGGTCCAACTGTAATTGAACCTGAAGTTGTAGCGGCAAACGTAAATTGACCTGCTGTCAATGCTCCATTCGTTGCCGGAGTATCAATAATTGTGTAACTGCCTGAAACAGTAGTATTAGTAGTTGGAACATACGTTGCCGTTCCGCTGCCAGAACCAACTCCAGTTGCAGTAAAAACTACGCCAACTGTGTTGGAAGAAGCGCCAATTAATGTAAAATTAGTTGATCCAACAGAAGTAATTATATAACGGGTTCCAACAACAAATGAACCACCCGTCACATTATTTACTGGTACATATAATGCTTTGCCAGTTCCAGAACCTGCACCAGTTGCTATAAATGCAGTACCAACATTGTTATTAGCTGCACCAATAGATGTCCACGTTGTTGTTCCAGTGGTTAAAATTACGTAAATTCTACCTGTTGTAAAATATCCTGCATCCAAGGAGCCTATGGTTGTGGGAACGCTAACATATAAAGTGTTATTTGGAACAAAAGTATTATTTGGCAAATATCCAGTTACAATACCGGAATTGGCCGTTGTTGAAAATGTATAAGATACGCCGCCATTTGCAGTCATAGCGGTAGATGAAACGGTTTTGTCAATATTGACCGTGTATGTTCCTGCACCGCCGGAACCACCAACAAAGGCAATAATTTGCGTTCCCGGAACAACACCAGTTCCAGTAATCGTTTGATTAAGTGAAATTGTTCCCGTGACAGATGATGCTGTCAACGTGGTTCCAGAAATGGAACCCGTAAAAGTTGCTTGGCTAACTGCTGCCGTTGCACCACCGCTTGCCAATATAGAATATTGGTTCCCTGCCGCTGTATATATACCGTATGGGCCATTTAATATTAATCCACCCACCGAAACAGGCGTTGTAAAATTAACAAAATCTAATGTTGTTGCAGAAATATTTGAATCTATAAATGTAACAAGATTAGTGTTAGTTGGATATGAAGTTACAAAATTAGGAGTTGTATCCGTAATCGTTAATTGAGGAGTAATATTTTGAGGAGGAGAACTACCATTTAATGATACAGATAATGATGATTCAGCACCAATACCTAACCAATTGTTAGAATTTAAATCTGCCCAACCTTTAAGAGACCTAATAGAAGAACCAATAGAAGAATTTAAATAATTCTTCCACCCACCTAGTTTTTGAGCAAGGCCCAGCCCGTTTCGTTCGGGCAAAAACCGAATCAATTGTGATGTTGAATATGCAGCTTCGTTAAGAGCAAATGTCGTATTTGTCTCAACACCGGGTTTAAGTTTAATTGTTGCGTGGGGCATAAATTATCCCCTCGTTGGCGTTGCAGCAGGAGCAGGGGAATAAGAAGTCCAAGCAGCGGCTTCAAATTTTGCACGATTTGCTTCAATTAAAGCACTTGATTTCAATGCTTGATATTGGGCTTCATATGTCTGAGCCATCTGCGGATCGTCATTAATTTTGCCGAAATTGCGTTGAAACGCTGAAATGTAAATCATGGAGGCCATAATAAACATATCTGGCAAATATGTACTAATATATGTTGTTGTATTGGTAGCCGACAAAGGCGCTGAACGCACAGTACCTGTCAAACGAACACTATAATTAGAATTGGGAATTGGCCCAACAGTCATATATTGCGAAGTATTACCAGTAGTAGCAGTATCACCACCATAAACAGCAAAATATTGCGGTAAATCTTGAGTTGATCCCGATCCGTAGACATTTTGAATATATTCCTTAGTCACAGGGGTAAGGGGCGTGGAATTTCCAGACCCATCAATAACTTCAAATGTCTGAGCAACAATGAATTGAGATGTTGGAATAGTTAATTGATTATTGCCTGACGTAAACGAATAAGCCGTGGTGCTGATTTGAGTGCTAAGAAAATCTAAATCGCGCTGCATACGCAATTCGGCATAATCAATCATAGATGGGATAATAATCGTGTAATTAGTGTCGGTTACAGGCACAACCGCCATCGTTGCAATTTGTTGAACGTATGACGAGTACGTGAGAGACATGATTATCCAACCATCTTAAAAGCCGTGTCTTCAACTTCAGCCACACGCCGTGACCAACCTTTGCCAAAAGTAGCATAAGTTGGAAGGCTTTGCAAAAAGGCTAATCGGGCTTCGCAGACTCCCGTTGCAATCTCACGAGGGTTTGCCGTTTCAAGAGCAGCAATTGTGGCTGGTCCGATTTGGCCGTCTGTATTGACACCAAGTACCGACTGAAGGGTTTTTGCCGCCCTACCCGTCCCCGAATTGATCGCAAGATCAAAGACTGCATAATCCACCCCATCTGGGAGATCGTCGCCTTTTATAGCATCCCAGTAGCGTTTCTTATACAACGGCATCACATCGGAAGGGGTTAACGCCCGAATATCTTCCTTGGATACTTCATGGCCTACCCATTCCTCCCAAACCGCTTTCGTGCAGCCAAGGTTAGTGCATCCTCCAGGGTCTTTCGGATTATCCACATAACCGCCCTCATTTTTAAGAATAAGGGCAAAACACTGTTCCCAATTATCTTTCACAGCTTATTCCTTTGGAGCAGGGGAATGTTGATGGGATGAGCCAAAATAATATGAAAGAACTAATGTCAAAGCCGCATCCAAAGTTCCAAGAACCCGTGCAATCAATTCCCGCATTACATCTGGAATGACGCTGTTAAGCAAATGCCATTGGATAAATACCCAAGCAACGATGACGACAACTGCCAAAATACGGGGTGTCCAATCATGGGTTTGAATAGCCATTTGTCTGGCCGAATCACGGTCAGAAGCTGCAATACGCTCCAAATCAATATCCAAAGACTTCATCTGAGTTTTGAAGTCAGCATCAATCTTTTTCAATTGGGTCAACTGATCGCCAGTTGGGTTAGCAAGAGCCGACATAATGTCATCTTCAGTGCCATTTTCATGTCCAAACAAAGCACCAGACAATGCTTTTACGGCCATTCCAGCAACTGGTCCGCCTAAAGCAGTGGCAATCGTGGGAGCGACCGACCCGATTAACGGGCCGAAAGTTTTCAAAATGTCCATTATTTTCCCTCCGTTACTTTTTCCAAAATACGAACTCTTACAGCTAAATCATTCATTTCTTTAGTCAATTCGTCCCGCAATTTATATCTTGCTTCTGCCGAAATAGGACTATCTGTAGGAACGCCTTGGGTTGTAATCAACATAGGCATTTTGCTTTCAAGGTCTTGAACCTTGGTGTTTAAAGTTGTGATTTGGGACAATAACCACCCAATAGCCGCTACCAAGATAGGAAACGCCATATTGATAATTTTGCCAAAATCAAAGTGATTTTCGTCCATTATTTCACCGTTATCATAAGGATTACGCCAATTACACCAATACCCAAGACAAGAAAACCAACAATGCTTGCAATCATAATAGCATCCTTGCGGTTTTCTTCTTGTTCCTTTAGCGCCACTGCC